AGCCACAGAACTTGAACGCAGACCTATGCGCGCATACCAGGAAGAAAACCCCTGGAAGGCGGTCGGGTTAGAAGCGGCCGGCGGTTTTATAAGTGGCGGCCCTTTTGGGGCAGCTCGATCAGCAGGCAGAAACCTGGCGCTGGCGGGAACGTCGGGAGCCGTGTCCGGTTACATGGCAGGCGAAGGTGATTTTGAAAATCGGGCGGGTGGGGCCATAGTCGGTTCTGTTGCTTCTGTCGGGGGTCAAGGACTCTTGGACGTGGCGAAAGGACCGTTTGCGAATGCCTATAAGGCACTATTCATGTCGGGCAAAAACCAAATGAACAGGACCGGCAGACAATTAGCCCAGAAGCAAATCATTGAAGCGATTGAGAGCGAGGGACTTTCTGTTGAAGAAGCAATCCAACGAGTCGCCGCTTTACATGGCAAGCAATTCACTCTGGCTGACCTGAACGACAATACCAGGGCTTTGGTTGATGCAGTTAGCGTTCTGCCTGGTCCCGGTAAAGCTGAAGCTAACACCTATTTGCGTCAACGCGCTGCTGGCAGAACAGCGCGGATTAGCGGGTTTCTTCAAGAAGCATTTGGTAAAAGAGCGCAGTTCTACCAAGACTTTCAGGCAATGAAGGCGGCCCGAGGCGCAAACGCAGACAAGCTGTATGGCAACGCAAACAAAATCATGCTCCCGGTTGATAACGAGATGCAAACATTTTTGCAAAACCCGGTGATCCAGGACGCTTATCGAAAAGCCATGCGTATTGCACAAATTAAAGGCGATACAGGCGGCGTTAAATTCAGGCTGACTGAGCAAGGGAATATTCTGACTCCAAATGGTGAACGGGTCAGCGAAGTACCTACTCTGTTCATGCATTACATCAAGATGGGCATCGATGATGTTGCCTTCCCTAAAATGCCGCAGCAGGGAATTGGCGCAACAGAGGTGAATGCCATCAGGGATTTGCGCACTCAGTTCCTGGATTACCTAGACTTCTCTAATCCAGCTTATGGCAGAGCCAGAAACACTTATGCGGGTGATACGGCTGTAATGAATGCTATGGAATTAGGCCGTGACTTTCTCAGGACAAAGGACACTGATGAGCTGGCAGCAATGCTCAGACGTATGAATCCCTCCGAAAAAGAAGCGTTCCGATTGGGCGCTTTGAACGCCCTCCAGGATCAGTTGGACCTATCGCCAGAAACAGCAAACATTGCATTCAACATGGTCAAGACTGATCGTAAGAAGCAGTTATTGCGTCTGGCTTTCCCTAACACTGAAAAAGGCGCGAAGGACTTTGACGTGTTCTTCGACAATCTCAATCGAGAAGTTGCAATGCACCGAACAGAGCGCGCTGGATTTAACAGTGCGACCACACAGCGGACAGAGTTGGTTAATCAGATGCGCAACCAGGTTGCAACCAGTACGGATTTGCCCAGGAATACATCTGATATTCTTTTCAAAAATTTGCGTGATCGAGGCGCTATCGCAGAAGACCAGGCGCTGATTTCGATGGCTGGGGAGATGAGCAGAATCCTAACGGAAACCGATCCCAAAAAACTGAATGCTATCCTGGCAGAATTGGATGGCGGCGGCGATTTACTGACTATCGTGAAAGCTAAAGCACCGGAACTACTGCCGAAGATTTTGCCGTTCTTTGCACAAGGCGCAACGAGAGCACCCCTTACTGGCAATATCATTGGCGGTCAATCTGCGGATCTTAACCCCACGTTATTCAACCAGGACCAGCAAGCTCTAATGCAGTAAATAAGTTGGTAGTGCAATTGGTAGTGCAAATTGCCTCTTAAAACCTTAACCCCTTATATTTACTCGCCTGTAGAGGGGTTATGGCGGAGGGGGAGGAATTCGCACCTTTGCGACTCGCTGTGCCATAAGCAAATAAAAACAATCACTTAGAGCCATTTAGATTGACCTAGTGTGACATTGTGAGCCACAATGCGCATTCAAATGGTAGTGCAAATGGTAGTGCAAAAATGCCCAAATCACTGAGCGACATCCAGGTCAAAAACATCAAAAAGCTGGGCAACCATCGAGTTGCCCCCAGTTTGTATTTGCACGTTAAAGAAGACAGAAAGCTTTGGTACATTCGCCAGCAAATCGACGGCAAGCGCAAGTGGATTTACCTGGGTGCATACCCAGCCATGACGCCAAAAGATGCCCGGGCGAAAGCAGCCGCGCTCCTGGCTGGTGATGTTGCTCCGCAAGAAGCATTGCGAACCGCGAAACAAAAGAAAGTGGTTAGCGCAAAGAAGCAGGCGGCGAGGGGCATCACGTTTGAGGAACTCGCTGAGCAATACATCGAAAACATCAAGCGACCCGTGTGGAGTCCTCGCGGTAAAAGCGAACAGTCCTGGCGCAACACACTCAATAAATACATTCTGCCGGTTATCGGACACAAGGAAATTGAGGACATCACACCAGATGACATGGTTGAGATCCTGGCGCCGATCTGGACGACAAAAAACGAGACGGCGACGAAAACCCGAGGCAGGGTTGAGAACGTCATTGACTATGCGATTGCTCGAGGCATCAGCGATAAGCGGAATCCAGCCCAGTACAGGAACTTGCTGCAGAACCTTTTGCCTGCATACAAAAAGAAGAGAGAGCACTTTGCCGCGCTGCCGGTTGATGAGCTGCCAGAGTTCGCAAGTCAGCTCTGGGGCCAAAATAATGCTTCGCACAGTGCCCTCAAATTAATTTTGCTTACCCAAACTAGGCAAGCAGACGCGAGAGAGGCTCTCTGGACAGACTTTAATCTGCAAGATGGCACCTGGATGTGCCCGATCAACAAGCTTGGTGGAGAGGTTCACAAATTGCCGATCCCGAAACAATTGCTATGGTCGCTGCAGGAGATGGCCGAATACGCTCAAGATGAGCGACTGTTTCCCGGCTCTGGTAAAAAAAGCAAATTCATCAGCGAAGCTGCCGTGCGAAAAGCCCTTCATCAATTTGATCGAGTCGATGCATTAGGGAGAAGAATCACGATGCACGGTTTCCGATCAACGTTTGTGGATTGGACAACTTCAACTGGAGCGGGGACGGTCCAGGATGCTGACCGCCAGTTGGCTCACCGAGAAAAGAACCAGGTGCTGGCGGCTTACATGCGCACCGATTTATTTGAACGGCGCGTCAAGCTTGCTCAAGCGTATGAAGATTTCGCGTTGTCCGATTTATCGATGGCATCTTGAAGCCAACTGTCGATGTCCGCTTCGATATAATAAGATCGGCGGCCATATGGCTTTTTCATATCTGGAAAATTTGATTCTGGATCATTCGCCCATCGATAAATCTGGCGGGTACTTACGCCGCATTTTTCGGCGGTTTGTTTCATGGTTAACAGTCTCACAACATCACTCCAAAAATTGTTAGTGCTACGACCCACAGGCAAACCGCAGGCCATCGTATTCGGCTGGGCCAATCACTGGGGTTGTCGCCCCAGGCTCTTTTTTTCAAAAGTCGCATGTGCCGTTTTCGCATCCGGTTTGTTTTAAATATGCTTCATGCCGTTGGTCTTTAGTTGATTTCTCTTCTTCTACTTTCTCTTTAAATTCATTGTTGATTGCGATCTCACCGCCGCACGCCAGGTAACCACAAGCGTCGATCCAGTTGTCGGAGTTCTGTGGGTTTTCATCCAACCTAGCAACTTTGAGCAAAGCCATCATCACGCTAACGTCTTTGCTTGTTATCGGTCGCTGCAAATAGGTGCTCCAAAATTCAGCAATCCTTGAAAAGCTATCTTCCGGTTTCCCGTGTGTTGCCTGCCTATCTTGAGTAACGTATTTTTTGGCGACATTTAAAATTTGCGCTCTATCAAATGCTTGAGTCTTTAAGCTATCCACGGAATAGTCTCCACCCAATGGTCGCATTCATTTGATTCAATCTGAAAACCGCTGGGCACGTCACGCCTGAAAATCTCACACCAGCCCATGATGTAATGCTCGCAGTTGATGCAACTGTGGAGCGGATGGACGTGTTCCCATTTACCCTTTTTCATTGGAGACAGTATCTGAAAATATTGCTTGGCGATGTCAAGGTGTGTTTCCTTCAGCTTGCACCATTAGCACCTTACGTTGCGATGGGTCATCTGGAAAAACATCGTATTCATAAATTTTGATCCATTCGTAAACTCGGAACCCATCCTTAAAAGTGTTTAATTTTGCTAACTCCCAATCGACGCCAAAACGTTGATTAAGTGTTTTCATCAGTTCTTTTTCTGAAAACCCTATGTATCTCAAAGACGTGAATGGCAACAAATCACCGCAAGTTACTATATAGCTACTAATTTCCATCGTTATTTCCTTTAATCCGCAACCGCGTCCAATATTTTCTGCAGTAACGTGATCATGGCGTCCTGGTTGTCCAGGTGCTGCCTCACATAATCGATTGCTTCGCGCACGTCCTGGTCGTCTAACTCAATCACCACTCGACTCATCCCGTCAGCCTCGCGCCCATTTTCAGCTTCAATTCATCAGCAGCCGCGTCACCGATAAACTTCACATCCTGGACCGCCGCGATTTCCGCGCTGCGATAGCCGTTGTCTCCGTTCACAAACTCATTGCCGCTGCGCAGATTTTTGTACCGGGGGTTGCCGTCACCCAGCTCGATGAGCTCTGCCCAGTTTGAAAGCAGATCAGGAATGAAGCGATGATCCTCGCAGCCGTCTCTCTGCTGTTTAGTATGCAAATCCCAGCCATGCTCAGCACAAGACCAGCGGCCATCACCGTCTGTCTCAGCAGTGCTATGCGCACACGTCCGACAGTTCATTAATGGCACTGCGTCGTAATGGCATAACTCTTTGTAATCACAGAAGCGGCATTTCCAGAACGTGGCATCCTCGCTCATTTTGTCAGGCGGTGTGTCGGCCTGAACGATGTACTCGGCTTTCGCGATCAGGCGTTCTGCCGCGCCTTGGTTGTATGGCACCCGCTCAAAATAGAGGTCGTCGTCATCTTTGTTAACCATCAAGTAAGCGGCCTGATTCATGCCACTCAAGTGCATGTAGATTTGCATCTGCGCAAAGTGAACTGGCTTGCTTTTCTCAACACCTAGGACGGTCATGTCCTTAAAATATTTGGTGCTCGATGTTTTATATTCCCCGACGTGCCATTCGTTAGAATCTGGCAAGTTGTGCAACGCGGCATCCATATGCCCACCGCCGTGGCCAAATGCAAATTTGAATCCAAACTGCTCGCCGGTTTCTTGATCGACCTCATAGACATCGATGCCAGCGTCGCGAAGATATTTATTAATTTGGTGCTCTTCGTTGTGGCCGCGTTGAAATAGCCGCAATACTCTGGCGGGAAAATGAATCAGCAATGACCAATGGAACGAGTACCACAATTTGCGCTCGCAATCTTCGCCAAGTTGCGAAGCGCCCAGGTAGGTGCGGCCAGCGTTTGGCGGGTTCGCCTTCGCTATAGCCGCATCAATTGCCTCAATTACTTCTGCCAAGGCGGCGTACCACTTTCTTGAGCAGCCTCTTCTACAGGGGCTTGCGCAACAGGAGCTGCCGCAGCGGGAAGGGGCTTATATTTTTTCACCCGGTTGCGAGTAACACCGTCTTTGCCTTGCTCGATTTTAAGATCCACAAGCAGCTCCGCGCCGTGTAAATCTTCTGAATCATCCAGGGTGCCATCGATCCCAACGGCTCGACAAAGGCGCGACAATTCTTCTTTCGCAATTCGCTCTGCGACTGGGTTTTGATGCTCAATGTTAAAAAATTCAACAAACTCTGAATTGCTTTGCGAACCTTCCAAGATCGTGAAGTGCAGTCGCAACCACTGACCAGTGCCCGCGCTGTTGTCCCGCATTTCACTTTGCGATACTTCAACCTTGTAAGTGCCCTCTGGTATTGGCGTGTCGTCGTAAGAGCTTTGCAGCTCCTCTTCTTTTGGTGCTTCGACATTGAAATTTAAATTACCCATTTGCGGTTTCCTTCTTCGCTGGTTTGATTGATTGTGTAAGTGCTTGTTCAAAGGCTTGCCAAGATAGAGGGAATTCAGCAGGCAAGTTATATCGGTTTTTGGCATTAACGTGCGGACCCCCTTCAGCCACCAAAACTCTTTCTCCCGTATCGATACCGATGGCCTTGACGGCGCCAAACCCTTTGTCTTCTTTCCGCATCTTGACCTGGTGCTTTGCGTAGAAAAGACAATCAACAGTTTCAGTGATAACGCTGGCGCTCTTCGCATGCAGCTTTAAATCCCAACGGTCATATTGAGTTTGTCCTGGCTCATCCATTTTTCGATGCTGCGAATGAGCAATTAAAATTACGGCCATGTTTTTATGACTGCGCAATTCGTTCAGCTTTTTCATC